CTTAATTAATTTTTATGCATTAATTTACTTGTAATTAATTGTCATCAATTAATTCACAGTAATCATCTTCAGCCTCATCCTCATCATCTTCTCTGCTTCGACTTCTGCTTCGACGTCTCTTGATAGGTTGCTCTTCATCCTCTTCTCTGGATTGCTCTAATAGCTTCTTTAATTCTTTCACTGCTTCCTCTGCTGTTGCAATAGGTTCTTCTTCCATTAAATCAGATGGGTATTTGACATTTCCCTTTAGGATTTCTTCATCGTATTGAGTTCTGAGATGTCTTGGGTTGAATTCCAATGGAATGGCGTATTCAATATCTCCATCTTCTTTGATTCTTGGTTGTCCTAAGTAATAGCACTTGGTTATTCTTCTAAATAATTGCTCGGGATCTTTGTTGTATCTGTCTGATCCACTCCACCATAGAGCTGGGTATTCGACTGTTGATATAAGGATCTTCTTGAGTCCGTAAATAAGTACTGATCCTCCCTTGGTCTCATAACGTCCTGGATATCTGTCTGCAATTTGACAGAATTTGGTGAAAGGCATGGTCTTTCCTGAGAATTCATCAAACCATAAGGTCTTCTGGTTGTTGTATCCATCGAAGTAAATCTTTGAGTCCATTTGTATGGAGAATCTGTACCCTCCTTCCTCGTAGTCTGGATCTTCTGAACAGTGCCATGACTTGCCTGATCCAGATGGTCCTACATACACGATAACTTCTGGTGCTGGATATTTCTTTTTTGTAGCTAGGATTGTATCTCTTAAAGCTATGTAGTCACGGAGTCCACGTTCACATCTAACTACAGTACCAAAGTGTTCTTCATAGCAGTCATATAAGCTTGCTCCTTCTTTGATCATGTCATGAATGTCATCTAAGTCTGTTCTTCTGCCAGGTTTGATTTGTCTGGTGTTGATAATAACTTTAAACTCTCCATCTTTGTTAAGGTAACTATCACATTGTTCTCTTGATCCTCTTCTTGGTTCACAGTGAATGTCTTCTCTGTTGAATAATTCTCTCTTGATCCAAGCCATAGTCTTCTTCTTCTCTAACTCAAGGTTAAAGTGACAGTGTTGGTAACCAGTCTGTTGTCCTGTATGTTTTCCGATTGACAAATATCGGATGATTTTTGATCCGTCTGGTTCTGTCTGGTTCTGGATTCTCTCTTCCCATTCTTGATTGTCAAATAAGTCCCAATTCTTGACAGTCATAGTCCATACTTTAGCTTGTTGTGAAGGCATAGTCTTCCCAGTAGTTGTTGTTTGGCTTCACCAAACTTTTTATGAAATTTTGAACGTTTGTCGTAATGTATGTCGTCACACATTAGGTTGGCACAAATCATAGAAACCGAATCTATTTCCCGCCAAATTTTGCCGGTAAAAAAGTCTAAGATCCTTTCAACTAATGCTATGGTAATGCTTATGGTAATGCATATATTGTTTGTTTTAACAAAACAATTAATTAAATTAATTACA